GGGAGGAAAAACCGGGCGGACTTCGCGGAACTTTTTTTGAGGAGGTGAGGACAATGGCGAAGATTGCGACCACTTACGACGAGTTGCTGAAAATGGCGCGGAGATACGGTGTAGATCAGAACGCTTTGTTCCTTGCCGCCGCGAAACAGTACGATCTACAACAGAAAGTGATCGCGCTGCTGAACGAGGGAATCGAAGACGGCGACCTGACAACAAAGAAAACGTATATCGCCGGTCAGAAAAACGAGTACGCGGCTCCGCTCGTGAAAGAACTTCCGAAGCATTCGGACGCAGCGAACCGGACGGCGACCGTGATCCTGGACATCATCGTAAAACTCGGACAGAAACCGACCGAGGACGAGGATGAGTTCAATGTCGAGTGAAAACTGGATCCTGACCTATTATCAGCAGATGTGCGACGGATCCGTGACGGTCGGCCAGTGGATCCGGAAGTGGTACGAGATCATCGTTCACGGTTTGGAAGAAAAACGGTGGACGTTCGATCAGAAGAAAGCGAACTCTGCGATCAACTTCATCGAGAGATACTGTCATCATCATGAGGGGCCTCTCGCTCCTGGACTGATGAAACTTGAAGTGTGGCAGAAAGCGTTTCTCTCCGTCGTGTACGGAATCATGGACGAAACCGGCCACAGGCAGTTCCGAGAGGTTGTGCTGATCATCGGTCGGAAACAGGGTAAAACGGCGTTGATGTCAGGCTGCGGATGCCATCACTTGTTCGTCGATGGAGGTTATGGCGCGAGGGTCTATGTGTGCGCTCCGAAACTGGAACAAGCGCGACTCTGTTATGAGGGCATCTATCAGACGATCCGCAAAGAACCGATGATGGATCGCAAGACCAAGAGGCGCCGGACAGATCTGTACATTGAAAGCAGTAACTCCTCCGCGCAGCCTCTCGCGTTCAGCGCAAAGAAGAGCGACGGCCTCAATATTTCGATGGGAATCCTCGATGAAGCGGCCGCGTTCGCCGGTGAACCTGGCCTCCGCCAAGCCGAGGTCGTAAAGTCCTCTCAGGGCGCTCGACTGGAACCGCTCATGTTTTATCCAACGACGGCGAATTTCGTTGACGGCGGACTCTATGACGAGATCATGAAGCGGTCAACGGCAGTTCTGAACGGAACGAGTAAAGAAGTCAGACTCGCTCCGTTCATTTATATGATCGATGATGTTGATAAATGGAACGATCTGAACGAACTCCGGAAGAGTCTTCCGAACCTCGGAGTCAGTGTTTCCATTGACTACATCCTGGAAGAGATCGCAGTCGCGGAGGGATCGCTCAGTAAGAAGTCCGAGTTCCTCTGTAAATACTGCTGCGTCAAATCAAATTCCTCTCTCGCTTGGATTCCGGCCGAGGTTGTCCGGAAAGCGTTCGGATATAAACGGCCGATGAGTGATTTCGCTCACAAATACGCTCTCTGCGGAATCGACTTGTCTCAGGTTCAGGATTTGACGAGTGCTTGCCTCCTCGTCGAGATTGACGGAATCATTTGGATCCTGAGTCACTTTTGGATTCCTGGCGAACGACTTCAGGAGGCGACCGCGAGAGACGGCATTCCTTATCAACTGATGATCGAGCGCGGATTCCTCTCTCTGAGCGGAACCGAGTGTATCGATTATAACGACGTGTTCAACTGGATCGAGCATATGCGGAAGGAATACGAGATACTTCCAATTCAGATCGGTTATGACCGATACTCGTCACAGTATCTGATCCAACAGTTGGAAAAGGCACGTTATCACTGCGAAAGCGTGTTCCAGGGTTACAACCTGACCGGCATCGAGGACACGTTTGAAGGAATGCTCCGCGAGGGCAAGATCCGGAGCGCGGATGACAACGATCTTCTGAAAATCCACATGATGGACGCCGCGCAGCAGATCGAGAGCAACACGAGCGCTCACAGTCGGAAGAAACTCGTCAAGATCAGCAGATATGCTCATGTTGACGGTGTGGCCGCGATCCTTGACGCGATGTGTATGAGACAGAACCACTGGGCGGACATGGGGAACCGTCTGATGAATTTGGGGTGATGAGAATGGGTCTTTTTGAAATGCTCTTCGGCCGGAAGCCGGAACCTGTCGCGCTGAAACAGGCGAAAGTTTTTCAGATGCTCGATGGATATGTTCCGGCGTTTCACACTTGGAGTGGATCCGTTTTTGAGTCTGACCTGATCCGCGCAGCGTTGGACGCACATGGGAGACACGCGGCGAAACTGTCGCCGAACCTCTCCGGATCCGCGAAAGAGAACCTCCGGAACCGGTTGAAGATTCAGCCAAACGCGGTTCAGACCTGGCCGCAGTTCCTATATCGCGAGGCCGTGATTCTTTACGCAAAGAACACGGCCTTTCTTGTTCCCACTCGCGGAGAGTACGGAGAGACAAACGGCGTGACCGGCATCATCCCCAAAAAATGGGAGTTGGTCGAGTACAAGGGAGAACCGTTCATCCGGTTCATCCTCGACAAAGGGAAGCGCCTCGCGGTCGAACTGTCTCAGGTCGGAATCCTGACTCGGTATCAGTACGAAAGTGAGTTGTTCGGCGAAAGCAACGAGGCGATGAAACCTGTCCTCGACCTGATCGAATTGCAGAGGCAAGGCATTCAGGAGGGCATCAAAAACGGCGCCTCTTACCGGTTCAGCGCACAGTCGGACAACTGGGCGAAAGATGAAGACCTCGCGAAAGAGATGGAACGGTTCAACAAGTTCACGTTCCAAAACAAAAAGGCCTCCGGTGGGATGATCCTCTTTCCGAACACTTATACGAACGTTCAGCAACTCAAACAGGAAGCGTACAAGGTTGACGCGGAGCAGTTGAAGACGATCAAAGAGTCCGTCTTCGATTATTTCGCGATCAATGAGGACGTCATCCAGGGCAAAGTTTTCGGCGATGCCTGGTTGAGTTTCTATGAATCCTCCGTCGAATGGTTCGCCATTCAGATCTCCGAGGTCATGACGAAAATGTTGTTCTCGGAGCGTGAACGGCAATTCGGAAACCGGATCGATTTCACTTCCAATCGTCTTCAGTATATGTCAAACGCGGACAAGATGAACGCGATCAGTCAGATGGCCGACCGTGGCCTGATGACTCGGAACGAACTGAGAGAGATCCTGAATCTCGCTCCTCTGCCGGAACCGCTCGGATCACAGATTCCGGCGCGTGGTGAATATTACGACGTAACAGAGAACGGAGGTAATGACAATGCCGATGAAAATTGACAAGCGCGAATATCGGCGGATCGAACTGATGGAGGTTCGCGCATCCGATGACGGTCAGAAAATCGTCGAGGGTTACGCGACAACATTCAATCAACCTTATGAACTGTTCCGCGATCCGGACACGAACATGATCGTCCGTGAACAGGTTGACCGGAACGCATTCGCCGAGACTGACATGAGAGATGTGATCATGCAGTACGACCATGAAGGGCGAGTTTTCGCCAGGGTGAAAAACGGCACTCTGACGCTGACTCCTGACGAACACGGTCTGCACATCCGCGCCGACCTGGGCGGAACCGAGATCGGCCGTCAGTTGTACGAGGAGATCAAGGGCGGATATACCGACAAGATGTCGTTTGGGTTCACGGTTGCCGCCGACCGGCATGAGCGGTTCAAGGACGCAGACGGAAACAATGTTCTGCTGCGGACGATCACTCGTGTCTTGAAACTTTTTGATGTTTCAGCCGTGTCGCTTCCGGCTAACGACGCGACCGAGATTAGCGTGAGGAAAACCGGTGACGGATTGATCACCGAGGCCATGAAGGAGATTCAGGCCGAGGCCGAGCGCGAACGCAAGATCGGAGAAATCCGGAAACTGCTGAAAGGAGAAACTGAGAACCATGACGCCTGAAGAAATCATGAAACGTCAGGGAGAGATCGAAGCGCGGAAAGCGGAGATCGAGGCTGAACTGAGCAATCCGGAAGCCGATCTCGACGCTCTGACCGAGGAAACCAGGAAACTCATGGACGAGTCCAACGACCTGTCCACTCAGCTTGAAGAGCTGAAAAAAACCGCAGCCGAGGAAGAAGAAACTCGGAAGAAGATCGCTGATGGAGACATCGGCGAAACCAAAGAAAGTTTTCAGGAGGAAACGAAAATGGAAAACATTGAAATCCGCAACTCCAAAGAGTACATCGACGCCTACGCCAACTACATCAAGACCGGCCGTCCTGACGAGTGCC